GAAATACCAAGAGGCATACCATCACTGAAGCTCCCCTGTCCGAATGGATACACGAGGAAGACAGCAAAGGATGCTGCGACTGGTGCGGAATAAGCTACACATATCCATGGTCTCATTCCTAGTCGATAACTAAGTTCCCATTGTCGTCCCAGATAAGCTGAGATACCGATAAGGAAGTGGAAAACAATGAGTTGATATGTTCCCCCGTTGTATAGCCACTCGTCGAGCGTTGCCGCTTCCCAGATGGGATAGAAGTGGAGTCCGATTGCGTTTGATGACGGGACAATCGCTCCCGATATGATGTTGTTTCCATAGAGTAAAGAGCCTGATACAGGTTCACGGATACCATCTATGTCAACTGGTGGTGCAGCTATGAAAGCTACGATAAATGCTGTTGCAGCGGTTAATAGTGCAGGGATCATAAGCACACCAAACCATCCCAAGTAGAGACGGTTGTTGGTGCTAGTAACCCAGTCACAGAAACGCTGCCAGTTGTCAAATGGTTTGGTTAATGTGGCTGTAGTCATTTATAAAGTGTTTAAAAAATACCTGGAATGATTTGTCCAGTAGTGATGTATGCGCCTATGGCAGCAACGAATCCAAGCATGGCTAGTTGGCCATTAGTTCTCTCGGCTTGCTCCATAAGGAAGTTCTCTTCGTTTTCGTTCATGATTTCTATAGGTGGTTCTTTAGCGAAAATGTTTTGTTTACCGTATTCGGTTATAACTGTCATTGAATTAAAAGATAGGTGAATGGCGATGATGAACTGTCAGGTCGCCATGTCTATCTAGAAATTGATATCAGATCTTTCTAGCTTTGCTTGAATCTCTTGCCTGTAGGCAGGGTCATCGTTATATCTACCATCTTCCATAGCTTTGATCAGTTCAGCCTGACTATTAAATACATCAGCTGTTGACTTAGGTGCTTTACCAGTAACTAACTGACCATCTCTACCAGCTTTATCCTGATACTTAAGAGCTAATGCTTGTACAGCAAAGTATGCAGCTTGAGGATTACCTGTCTCCATCACTGCGTCATACATATTGATCTCTTGCTCAGGTACATTCTGATTAGCCCAAGACATCATGTTGTTGTAATTCTCTGAACCTCCAACTAAACCATGTATCTGTTGTACGTCCTGATCTGTAAACTCTCTGGACTGTGGAGCATTCTGAGCGTCTGACCTCTGTTGCATTGCTAACTTAGCAACATCAACAGGGTTCATTTTAGAGAGCTTCTCAAAGGTTTCCTTAGTGAGCTTGTTAGTAGTTCCTTCATCCCATAGTTGATCAAGTAAGTTTGGCTCTGTATCTTTTGGAGCTTCATCTTCAGGTTCAGTTTTTGATTCGGGTTCCTCTGAATCTGGTTCAGATTTTTCGCCTAATTTTCTTTCGAGTTCCTTGTAGGCTGTCTCTAATTCTTGAGCATCTTTATACTTACCTGCTAGTAAGCCGTCTTGTTGACGCTCCATGTCCTCCCCAATTAATAGGGAGTCTTTCTCTTCTGTTGATAAGTCAGTAACTGATTCTGCATTCTCAGTATTACTTGCTGTCTCCATTGAGAGTGTTTGTTCTTCGCTCATTCTTGTGGTGGTGCTTGCATTTGTTCAGCTATAGCAGGGTTCTTAGAAGGGTCCATCATAGGAGTCTTCATCATTGCAACTTGTTGATCTTGTCGCTGTTGCTGCATAGCCATCTGTTGTGCTTGTTGTTGCTCACCTTGTATCTCTTGCATTGATCTTACTAAGTTCAATACATCAATACCTTGTGATGCAGCCAAGCGTTTGATCACTTCCTCTGGATTAATAAACTTCTGTACTGCCTCTGGTCCCATTGTTTGAGAGATAACTGTTAGGAATTGACCTAAGCTTTCTCTATCCTGACCACGACCTAGTGCATTAACACCAGCAACGATAGTTGGTTTAACAATGTCCTTTGGTAGACGTGGTATCTTTCCAGTCTTTTGGAATTGATTAAGTATTCTATTTAGATATGGAAGTAAGAACTCAGTAGTAAGGAGACTGAATAGCCCACCTAACTGCTGCTCCAACTCCATCTGTGTCATCCGAACTTCCTCGGCTGTCGTGCGTTCTGATTGCCGAATTTGCATAACTAAAAACGCTTCATTAATTCGACGTTCTAGTTGTTGCATCATTTCAAATGCTGTTCTGAAATCAGCTGTCTTACCTACCTGTACGACTCCAATGTCATCAGGTCTACCTTGCACGATTGCGCCGTTCCCTGCGTTAGCAAGGGTACTTGGTTTAGTCGTAGAGCTAGGTGATACGGTGAACACAACTTTTGCTGCAGCTGCTGACCCTTCCACTAAGGCTTGGGACAGTGCTTCTAATGATTTTAAGTCGCCAATAAACTGACCGACTCTACCTCTTCCATAATCCTCACCATCCACTGTGTTAAATCTCAATGGAATCCAAGGTGTTATATCAACAGGTGCTTTCCCGTGGGACTTTTCTAATATCGTACCGTGTACTTCCTGATGCCAGACGTATCTGTTGTTGTCTCGTGTGATGTGGGTGTAGATATCGCACTCTTCAACATTGTCATCAGATCCATCAACTACTGTGTCGTACTGCTTAAGTACATCCTCTGGTAGCTGATCTTCAATTAATTTCTTTGCAATTGTTTCCTTCGTGATTATTTCGATCACATTGCCGTCACCATCTCGTTCTACAACGTAGCGGTTAAGCGGATATACTTTCAGACCTTCCTTACCCATAAAGATAAGTGCATTACCTGCTACTACTAAATGTAGGAGAGCTTCATGCACTATGACACGATCATTAGAAGCTGCAATAGCCTCTAAGATAGTGCGTTCAATCTTTGCAAAAGATAAGTCTAGTTCTGATTTAATCTGTGGACCAAATTCCTGACCAAGTTGACTTTCATCTACCTGTAGCTTGAAGAAGCTGGTTTGTACAGGGAGCATTGACTGCATAAGTTTTGCTGCCAATGTCACTGCACCTTTTGCTCCAACACTCTGCCAAGGTGTAGGAAGATGTCTCATCCCCTTGGAGTATTGATCTTTAGTGATTAAATATGGAAGAGTTAATTCCGCTGCTTCCTCTGCTTCGTCTAGAAACTGGGTACGTTCGCTTGATAAATAATCATACCTAGTTTTTGCTGTCATTGTTTTTTATTGTACGTTTGCTGTAGTACCACCTTGTACCCCACTACCAAAGGACTTGTTAAACCAATCCCATGATCCTTGTAACTGTTCTAGTGGGTTGTAAGCAGCTTGAACACCGCCTGGGTTGAGACCACCGTATCCATATTGACTACCACCGTAGCCACCACGACCACCAAAGCCTCCCATCATGCTCATCATCATCATGAACTTCATGAAGTCGTCCATATTGTTAGTTGAGTTAGAAGTGCTGTTAGTTGAGTTTTCACTACCTTGTGGGTTAGCAGCTAACCATTCTGCACCTGAACCGTAACCGTCATACCAATTAGGTGTAGTCGTCACATCAGTATTAACTGGAGGTGATCCTTGAGGTTGACCTTGAGGTGATCCTTGAGGTGATCCTTGAGGTGCTGTTATTGCATCAAGAGGATTAGCACCTTCTGGTAAACCTTCATGAGTGCCTCCAATGTCAGTAGCACTAGCTGGTCCTGTTGGAGAGTTATCCACACCCTCAAATATATAGGCGGGATTAGGTGTTTCACCACTACTTGCTTTTCTCTTAGCATCTTCTGCTAAACCTAGATATTTACTAGTTGGATCTCCAGTAGCAGGGTCAATGAATTGTGGTAAGTTTTTATGAAATTCATTTAAAGCAAATTTACCAAAGTCTCCACCAAAATCTTGATCAACTATTGCATCTATATCATCACCTTGAAGAGTTGGAGGTACAACCCAACCAGCATTATTCATTGCTAGGTTAAATATATTTGCTCCTCTTTTAGAATTAGCAAGGCTTTCATTTATTTTTAAAGGGTTGACTGAACCATCCTTAACTCCTTCAACTAGATAATCCCGATAACTATCATCTATAGTTGCTGTTGGTCCTCCTAAGTTCCTTCTAACTGCATTAGATATTGATTGATTTATTTTTTCATCATCCCATTGTCCATCAGTTTTATAGAAAGGATCTATAAGTGTAGATTGAATGTTCGCAGCACTACCAAAAGATGGATTTATTTTTAATGAAGTCTTACCATAGTTATCTCCAAAATGTTTTTTAGCTTGAGCATCTAACTCAGCATTATAAGGTAAAGTACTAACCATCTATCCATCCTCACTGATACGAGTTTTTATCCACTCGACTACTGATCGTTGACCAGCTTTATACATAATCGTTTCCATATTTTCATTAGGGTTAGGGTTGGTTGGTGGATATATTTCCTCAAGTTCAGCGAGGATTGACTCTAGATTTGGTCCGAGGATTGCTTCAAGAGTATTGGGGTAGGTTGACATTAGAATGCTCGAAAAAGGCAGGCATTCTAGCTGACTTAGTTTCCGAAAGCTCTGGAGCCTTGCCGTTATACATAAGATTATCGCTTGAATCCAGCCAGAATTTTTTGCTTAAATATTTATCGCCATAGGTATTCTT